TCAAGAATCATGGCCTGTGCATACGCTGGACCATCGCTAAAGTTTATAGTTACGCCTACTGTTGCAGGTAAAGCCATTACACTTCGCCTCGCCATGATCTAGGGGCTAGGGCATCAACATTGCCAGCAGCTCTGGACTTGTTTATCGCATCTTGGATTGCTTTTTCTAAATCCTCTTGAGCAGTTACTGTGCCAGATACATTGACAATTACAGTAGTAGCGGCAGCAGCAGCAGCAGCGGCTGCCTCAGCAGCTGCCTTCTTTCTTGCTTCTTCCAAAAGCCTTGCTTCATTTTGAGAATCAGTAAAACCACCAGCTCCATTACTTGCAACTGCACTGGCATTGCCGACACCAGCGAGTCTAAATCCGCCTGCTTCTCTAAATCGTTCTAGGGCAATCATTGCATCACTAAGACCTCTATAGAAGTCTGCTGTTACAGGGTTGCCAATGCCAGCAATTCTAAACTTGCCAGATTCCTTAAACTTTTCTAGAGCAATCTCAGCTTCGCTCATACCTTTGTAAAAATCTGCTGAGACAACATTGCCAATTTTGTTCTTGGCTATAGCGTCCAGCAAGGCTTGTAATTCTTTAGTCTTGGCCTGTGCTGCATCAAGAGCCTTTGTGTATTTGTCAATGTCGTCTAAATTCTCAGCATTGATGGCCTTCATAAGTAGTAGGCGTAAGCGATCTTCTTCGCTTATTTTGCCTTTAAGAGCTGCCTCAATCTGAATCTTTTGAATGTCAAAGATTGCCTTTGCCTTAGCCAATTTTAATGCATCTTGCTGGGATTTTAATGTCTTTTTATTGGTTGCCAGCATATCTGCTTGCTGCTTTTTAGCAGCAGCGGCTGCCCTCATCTCTGCCTGATTTCTGGCATAGGTTCCTGCTGGACTCTTTGAGCGATTAGTTAATGGCTTTTTATTCATTGGAATTAAGCCATACTTAAACTCGACTCCGCTTGTTGCCTCCTCAAAAAGTTTGGGGGAAATTATAGTTGCCAAAATCTTGCTAAACAAATCAATTTTGCCAATTGCTTTGTCTATATTTCCATTACCCGCAAACAAAGTAAAATTATCAATCAACGCGCCGCCAATAGTCTCAGAAGCGTTTGCTGCTGCCACTCTGAGTTTGTCTAGTTTTCCAGAATAAGTGTCAGCTGCTAAAGCTGCTTGACCACTAGAAATCTTTGCAATTCTAGCCAAGACTTCTTCAAATGACATTGCGCTAAGTTGAGTTTTACTTAAACCTAATCCATATTTCTGCAAGCCTTTTGTATTGCCCGCGTATGCCCTTGCAATATCATCCGTTACAGAGACAACATCGACACCACTTTGCGCGCTAAGGTCAAGAGCAGTCCTTAATAACTCTTGTGACTTACGATAATCTCCAGTCGTGGTAATTAACTTTTGATAAGCAGGACGAAGAAGATCATCAAGAACGCCATATTGCTTTTCTAAGTCCGCTATGAATGTCTTGACTGCTGGATCAGCAAAGGCGAGACCAAGATTGTTAAGAGTACGAGAAAGAACCTTTGCCGCTTTATCATCGGCAATAAAAGCATTGACTGCTTGCTTACTGTATTGCGCTAAGGCTCTTGCTGAGAAGGCAATGCCAAATCCTTTAGCAACATTGGCAATGCTTTTAGTTAGCTTTGCTGCTGCTGTGTCAGCCTGCTTGAATGCCTTCTTGCCAGTAAATTCTGCTGCAATGTCAATGACTACATTACTCATGCTGACTCCCTTACACTACTGACAGTTGCTCGCTTATTGAACTTGACCCTAGTGTTTTCAATAGCTTGCATAATGTTAGCAAGTTGCTTTCCTTCATCTTGATCCCACGCACGAAAAATTGCACGACCTCGCATGTCACCTCTTGAGCCAGCGTTTTTACGACCATACAGCGCGCCTTGCTGGACAAACCTAGCCCCAGCTTGCGGATTATTGGATTTGCTTCTTGGGTCTCCGTTGGGGTTCTTGCGACCAGCAGTCTCATAAATTGCACCTGCTGCTGTTAAGTTTCTTACACGAAACAAAGAACGAAATCCTTTAGAGTTAGGCTTGCCATAGCCAGTGCGATACACAATACCGCGCTTAATTACAGCTGCATTGTAAAGCGGGAACATACGCAAACGACCTTCTGTGTTAAAGGTTCTAAACATAGAAGTCTTAGCAGTAATCTGCCGACCCTGAGCCTTATCATTCCAGTTATAAAGATTATTAGGAGCCATCGAAGGAATAAATCCTCTGGCATCTTTTTGGATTACTTTAAGAGACTTAGTAATCTCAGCAGTCAATTCTTTAGCTAAGTCAGGAGCATAGGCATTAAGAGCCTTACGGAGTGCGATTACGCCCTTTACTTCTACTGGCATCGCTAGACTCCTTTGCTTCATCTCTAAGACCCTGCAACAAGGCTTGAAGCATTATTGGGTCTAACTCTAGTAACTGCTGTGGCGCGATCCCCAACCTAATGCTAAGTCTAGCAATAAGGTAAGTGAATGGATGATCGCGCGTTAAGACAAAGGGTCGGAGTCTAACACCTCAACACTTTTTAGAGTGCTAATGAAAGTCTCTAACCTTGCATCTACTGGCTCACCTAACCGCTTACAAACTTCATGAGATAAAAAATATATTTGAGTCTGACGCTCTTCTTCACGAAAAGCCTTATGGAACCCCATGTTGTAGTGCTGTTCGAATAAGTATTCGATGATCGGAGTTACTTCCCCTTGCACTACTTTTCCATCCACAAATGTAATTTTTAACTGTGCCATGATTTGCCCCTTTGTTTAGTTGTTTAGAATGAACCTGTTGTTGTTACTGTGATTGCACCTGAGACCTGAAAAGTCAAAGACTGCATTCCTAAATCGCCTACGCCGCCTGAGCCAATTGGAGTAATAGAATCAACTAACATTAGGCCACTGTAAAATGGGTTAGCTGCTGACCCTGCTACTGCTGAATTAAGAGCGCACTTGAAGTATGCATTAGTTGCGAACAATGTGTTCATTGTTTGTAGAACAGCAGAAGCTGCATCATCATTGATCAGGTCTACAGTAATCGAATTTGTCTGGAGGCCTGCAACGTAACGTCTCCCTGTATCGCCCATTGCTGTGGTTTCCAAGCTATCGACTGAGCGAGTCAATGTAAAATTTGTTACGAACGCACTGAGATCGATTGAGGCAGGGTCTGTTGTTCCTACTTTGAAACCGACTTTATTTGTTAAGCCTTGAGCCATTTTTATTCCTCATCTTTCTTAGTAACTGGTTTTGGTGCTGTTGCAGCTTGACCGATTCGCACGAGCCAATCTGCGTTTGCCTTGTCGTTATCGGACATAATTAACTCCAACTTGTTAGTATTGATACGGACATCTCGCAGCTGAGAAGGTCTCCCGATGCAGCATTGAGAACGCTAGGTGCGCTGATTGCGCTTACATTATAGGTCAAAGAAGATGCATTAAGTTTAGTAAATACTCCCACTACAAAATCTTCTATCCCGTTAAGATTACCTTCATTGTCAAAAAGCGGGCATGTAATAATTATCTTAAAATTAGCGAGAGGACTAATTGAGATTTGTGAATTATTATTGGGGGTTAAATACGGATTGTCTGGGCTGACAATAACCGAATTGGCCAAGACTGTTGCTGGAGGAAATGCAAAGGTCTGCCATTTAGAGTTATCGACTAGAGCTGTGGCAAGTGTCGTTCTGAGTGTGGTAATAGCAACTGGCATGGCCTACCCGATAAGCGATCTAGGGTCTAACGCATGTGAAATCAATCCCCGTACCTTTGCCAAGAGTTGCGCTGACATTCTGTACGGGGAAGGCTGGAAATCGACAAGGTTACTGCCTGAAAGGGTCGCAGTACGCGCTTGCCAGATTTCTACAGATACCATAAGAGCTGCATTCTGTACTGCTTCATCTAGAGTCCAGTCGGTCGTAGTATCACCAGTGACTGTGCCAAAAGGAGAAAGTGTATTCTTGTCTGTTGCTGTTGCAGCACTAATTGTATAAGTAATTGAATAGTCACCGACCTCTGTTAATGTCTTTGTGCCATTCCATGCTGTTCCAGAATTAGTAATAACTACTGAGTCTCCCACAATAAAGTCTGGGGCTTCCTCAAAATAAAGTGTTGCTGTTGTTGTTGTTTTAGAATGTGCTATTGCAAAACCTTTTTTAGCCCATAACATTGGAATTAACACTGCATCTGCTGCATCGCATACAGATTGTAGGGTGGCATCTGCATACAAAGTACCGACTCCGAGAGTGCTACGGAGTTCTGCAACTGTTGTAAGTGCCATTCCCATTCCTTTCTAAAGACTCTGGGGAGTAGAGGGCTACTACTCCCCAGAGCGACTTAGTGTGGCTTACGCCTTGTTATTCTTGAATGCGCCTGCGCCGACCTTAGTTGCAATAGCACCAAAGCCATAGTAACCAATCGTTACCTGACCTGTAGCTGTTGTTTCTGCGCGTAGGCGGAAGGTTGGTGACTCGTACCATGTATACGCATCTGGGTTCACAATGAGGATTGATCCGTCTGTGTCTGTGCCTGATGCTGTGTTTGGTGTTACATACAAATTCAAGCCCGCTACATTCCCCTGTAGTGCTGTTGGTGTTACTGCACCGCCAGCATTTTGAGGTTGTGAAGCTGTGTAAATTGGGCGACCAGAATCGTTAAGTGTCATAATGTTTGACCATTGTGATGTATTAACAATCATGTTACGAGCAAATGGGTTTGCTAGTCCAAGTGTTGCG